ATAAATATAATGAACACTACTAGCATTATGGACTTACCAAGTGACATGAATATGTCATCCGTTCAGCAACAGCAATCCAATATTACCTTTAATGTAAATGATATTCCACCACAATCAATTGATACAAAATTGCTTTCTAATAATGTTTCTTTAGATCAAAATACAATTGATCAAATAGTATCTGGACTACAACAAGCGAGCTCAACCGGCGCTACTCAATTACAGTCACGTGATATACCTATTAACAAGGTTCAGTTTATGGATGAACAAGTACAACAAGAATATATTCCTTCTGCGAATGTGAAAAATGAATTTATCGAAGAAGAGGATGAAGAAGAAGAAAATACCACCATATTAAATAATTATAGTAAACGACTTGGTGCATTTACTAGAATGGAAAATATATATTCTGATTTACAAATACCAGTTCTTCTCTCTATTCTATATTTTATTTTTCAGTTACCCTTTTTCAAATCAATATTGTTCAAATATATTCCTTCTTTATTCTTTGGTGACGGCAATATTAATATTTATGGTCAACTATTTATGAGTCTTTTGTACGGAATATTATATTATATTTGTTCTATATTGTTAGCTTTCTAATGAGTTTACTTTAATCCCACCAACCCTTTTTCTTTGTTTTAGGGCGTTTCTTACGTATTATTTTTGTTCTCGTGCTTGATTTTTGCGATGATGATCTTTGAGATGATGGTCTTGATGATAATGATGTTGGCGTTGACGACCATGTTGGCGATGATTTTATTGAGGAGGATTTCATTGATGATGACCTTATTGATAATGGTCTTGTTGAAGACTTTGGTGATGATGATTTTACAGATAATGACATTGGTGATGAAGACTTTGATAAGGATGATTTTGTTGATGATGATGATGATTTTGATAATGATTTCACAGATGATGATTTTGTTGAAGATGATTTTGATATTGGTGTATTAGTATTTATATCTGCTTTTAAATCAGCAGGTCTATATCTCATAAAATGCTTCTCATATTCTTCTGTGCCCTTCTTCCCTTTTAATTCAATAAATTTACGTGCTTTATGTGCACGCATTTCTTCTAATGTTTCTTGATGACCATAACATTCTACACTAAATCGACGTAATAAACCCTTCTGTTGTAATCGATTATGTTGCTGAACCTTGAAAAGATATTGAGACATACATAATATTCGATTTATATCATAATATTTCTTATTTGCGTATAAAAAAGCCAAGTAAAAACTCAACATAGTATCGATCGTCGCTATTTTTACTTTTTCACCATCTATATTAATTATATTATAACTATGACATGCTGAAGGTTGATATACAAATGCAACAGTTTCGTTATTTATTTTAATTTCATAATGTTCTGCAATAATTTCTCCGATGGATGATCTTTCAATCAGAGAAACATTATCTATTCCTATTTTCTCTAATGCTTTCTTAACCTTTTCAGCAGTTTTCTTTGGAGTCACTGATAATACATCGAAATCTGGATATTTCTTGAACTTATGTTTCAGTTTTGATGGCATATACGCAGAATATAATGAAATTGCATACCCACCAAAGAAGACAACTTGATCTTTTATAAAAGTTTCTCTGATTGTATCATAAATTTCATCCACATTATTATCAGTAGTATCCATCTTTCTCTGAAAATCCTTTTTCCAACAATTATCTGCTTGTAATGGATAGTTTTTATTTAATAATGTAATCCGCTTCAAAACCTTCTCCCATCGACTCACGTCACCGGCCGGTCTCGATAATTCTAAATACATTGCCATTCTCAAATAATTTGGTGGAGCATATAATATTCCATCTTTTTTGATTGCTTCTCTCTTTATCGCACTGAAAATATCTTTGTGTATATATGTAATATCAGCAACTGGTATAAAATTAACAAAAACCTTATATGTTCCTTCATGAACACCATTTTTCGCTTCGACTTCAGTAAACCCTTTTTTTACATATATATCTGCCAATTTTTTTGCATCCTCTTTTGCATTTGGAGAGAAAAAATCATAATCTGGTATTTCTACATCTTTACTATAAAACTGATCTTCTAATGGCAATATCGAGTTAATAGCAGTTCCACCATATGCCACCAATTTAGTATCCTTTAAATATTGTTCAATAATAGAAATAATTTTTTTCACTTCTGGTGAATTTACAATAGCATGTCCTTCTTTTTCTTCTGCTTTATCAACAGCAATTCTTAAGATTGCTAATTCACACTCATCTAATGATATTCCTTTTTCGCATTTATATACTTCTTCTTCTTTTCCCATATATATACACAATAATATTTGTGATATATGATTTTTATATGATTATGAAATATTAATATTCATAATCATCCAATCTTATATGTTCCATGGTCCAAATCCTCTGCCTTCAAACTCTTGTGGTTTAAAACTATAATTTGTTGGATTATCTGCTGGAATATCGATAGTGACAGGAATATATCTTAAATTAGCTGGTTTCAGTATAAAAGCATATCCTGCTGTGATAAACAAGTCCATATCATTCTTCATATTTTCATCCGCATTCGAAAAATTAATAGCATTGACCTGAACACCTAACTGAAGAGACGCATTTGGATTCGGGTTTGTCGTAGAAACACCTACATCAGGTGTAACAATTGACATACTTACTTTATTAAATTCTAATAATTCAGACTGATCTGGTGAAAATCTCATCTCATGATTTGATAGTAAACGACAATGAACAGAATTTGTTGTTATATTTACATACTCCATTAATTTCTTAGAATCTAATATAGCACTATTCGAACGATCAACCATGACAATGATTTTCTTTTTAAATATATACAATGGCAATTGTGACAAATTTCTTGGAGTACAATTATTTTCATTACAAATTTGATATTCGTGACTATACATTGGATCTAACATATAAAACTCATTTTCAAGAAAAATTTGTGCAATATTATCCATCATTGTATGATTCGTGCTTTTAATTCGTAAATGAAGAAATATTGGATCATCTGGATTTGGCGCAGATATATTATTAAATGCGTTTGTTATAATTGTTTTAAATGCATCTTGAAATGTAACAGAGTTATAAGATTCTTTGATAAAAAAATTACTAGGGATAGAAGAGGTTGCTATAACAGGTTGATCATTAATATTGTATATCTCAAAATCAATAAATCTGACACCTTGACTAATTATGTATTTTAGTGCATTTAAATTCATATAATTATTTGTATTTCTTCCACTAATATTACATGAGTTATATGAACCATATATATAATAATCATTAATATGATATGATCCATCATTTCCATTTCCAGAAGAATCTACATATATAATATTACCACAAGCATCATATTTGATTGGATCAGGATAATACAGACTATGAAAATTCGGGTTGACTGTAAATGAGTTCATATATGATGTATTCTTTCCATTTGCAATAGAAATCGAAACAACTATAATAATAATAATAATAAATAATGCGGCTAATCCACCTATAATTGGCGATGTATTTTTGCCTTGTATGACATTATTGTATGCTGCTGTTGCTGCTGAACCATATTTGGATAATTGTTGAGACATTCCTGCGCCAGTACTAGTAGACATATTATACTAATGATGGAAAATTATATTATAATTTCTACAAGTTAAATATATTATAATACTTATAATACTTATAATATGCCAGGCGGTTTAATGCAATTGGTTTCAGAAGGACAGCAAAATATTATGTTGAATGGAAACCCGTCTAAAACATTTTTCAAATCGACCTATGCCAAGTATACTAACTTCGGTTTACAGAAGTTTCGTGTAGATTTTGATGGATCTCGAACATTGAGATTGAGCGAAGAATCCACATTTACATTTAAAATACCGAGATATGCTGACTTATTAATGGACTGTTATCTCTCTGTAGAACTTCCATCTATTTGGAGTCCAATTATTCCGCCGTCAAATGAAACTGGACAACAATGGGTTCCATATGAATTTCGTTGGATTGAGTTTATTGGAGCACAAATGATTTCTAAAATAACTATCACTTGTGGTAATCAAACCCTTCAAGAATTTTCTGGTGCTTATTTATTAAATTCTGTTTTGAGAGATTTTTCTGCTGACAAGAAGGAATTATTCAATCAAATGATCGGACACGTCCCTGAAATTTATGATCCTGCTACTTCTGGAACTCGTGTGAATTCATATCCTAACTCTTATTATACCACAAGCGCTGGTGGCGCTGAACCCAGTATACGCGGAACTACATTATATATTCCATTGAATGCATGGTTTAATTTGAAAACTCAAATGGCATTTCCTCTTATCTCTCTTCAGTATAATGAACTACATATTAATGTAACAATGCGACCAATTCAACAACTATTTCAAATCAGAGACGTCCACGATACTGCGAATAACTTCCCCTATGTGGCACCAAACTTTAATTTATATTATATGCAATTTTATCGCTTCTTACAGACTCCACCTGACATTGAACTAGGTTTGAATTCTTACTTGGATACGAGAACTTTATGGAATGCAGATATTCATTTAATTTGTACCTATGGTTTTCTCTCTAATGAAGAATCTCGACTCTTTGCTCTTCAAGAACAGAAGTATTTATTTAAACAAGTGAATGAACAATTATTCTATAATGTTACTGGTTCGAATCGTATCTCTCTGGATTCTATTGGTATGATCTCCAATTGGATGTTCTACTTTCAGAGAAGTGACGCCAATTTACGTAATGAATGGAGTAATTATACTAACTGGGCATATCGTTATTTACCACAAGATTTGATACAAGCATCAACTAACGGTGGATGGGCAGTTACACGATCAAATACTACAATAGATATAGGACCTGGTGTAAATACTGATGGATACTTGACGGGTTGGATGATTACTGGTAATTATAATTTTGAAAATGTAAAGAATATACTTGTTGGATTAGGTATATTGTTAGATGGGATCTATAGAGAGAATGTACAACCAGCAGGGGTATTCAACTATATAGAAAAATATACTCGCACAAGTGGTTCTGGAATAGATGGACTATATGTTTATAACTTCTGTATGAATTCATCAAATTTGACTTTACAACCGAGTGGTGCAATGAATATGAGTCGTTTTTCGAACATTGAACTGGAAATGATAACCATTACTCCACCAATTGACCCGAATGCTCAATCGCTAGCTATTTGCGATCCCCAAACGGGGAACTTAATCGGTATCAATAAACCAACTTGGCGAATATATGATTATAACTTCAATATGTATTTGTTTGAAGAGAGATATAATGTAGTTAACTTCATTGGTGGAAATTGTGGACTTTTATATGCGACTTAATCAGAGAAATCATCATAGATTTAAAGAGTCGCATTGGCAGGGAGTGGTCCAGTATCGACGAATTCGCCAGTTAATGTAGGACGTGATGGATATTTCGGCAATGAATTAATAATTTGGAATTGTGGATTATATCGCGTCTCATAGAGTCGCTGTCCTTCATCAAATGTTCGTCTCCAAGTATTGACTCCTTTACTATAATTTGGAGGAGGTGTATTAGGACCCTTCATTTTAAAAGCATGTGTGCCAATATCTGTCGTCAATACAGAAAAAACTGGGGTCATTGCATCTGACAATTTACCCGCATCATTATATCCTGATACTTCTGTCGTTAATGATGAAGGAGGTGTAACTGGTGGTGCACATCCATAGCAATCTGGATCAGACGAGCATTGTTCGCCTGTAATTGAACATATCGCCTGTGGGCCACAGAAATTGGAACATGATGTTGTCGTATTAATAGGGAGATCAACTGAATAACTTGTATTTGTATTACGATATCCTTCTTTCAAATCTAATCCAACCCAAATGATATAAATACCGATACTGACCCATAGTATACACCATAAA